CACGGCATTAAGTCAGTGAACGGTAGTTCCTCGTATTCGGTCAGCCCGTCTAGATACTGCTCTATCGCCAATTGAAGTGCGACAGACACACCAAACGCTTGCTCCACCAGCCTCCTGGTGGCCATCGCTATTGGCAACAGTTCCGATGGGCCCCTATACATCCGATATTCGGACTGCATCGCCCGATGAGTGTATAACTCTTCATCGCTGGCGCCCCCGGTTGCTACCCGGAGGCCATACCTGGCCAACGCGCCAGCTATCGGGCACCCAGGTAGTTCAGCCATCAGCGAGTACGCTTTTGAACGCAACAACGCTGGTAAGAATCTACGTGAATGCCTTAACCTAGAATGTGTCCACCCAAATTTGGCTAACATTGGCCGTGGGTCCTTCACATTCTGCTGCGCTTGGATGTCAAAAATCATCTTACAGAATCCCGCTCTTCCCAAATCGCGAGACACCTTCGACTTTATCAACATCCCACAATTTGCAAAATTTTCTTTTGCAGGGGGCTCGGAGACCGAAAACAGCCCATCGTCTCCTTCAACCACACCATCTACTGTTATCCCTTGGACTCGACAAACAGTAAGCATTACCATCAAGTTCACAAACCCGTTACCTAGGCTGGTACACATGTCCCCAGACATGCGTACCCCCTGGACTCGAGCAGTGACATTCTTAAACTTCATGACGTTTTCACCCGCCAAGATGTCGGTCAGTAGCGAGGCCACCTCCTGTCCTCCAGCACACTGTTGCAACATATAATGGTAAAATGGCAATTCCACCGCTTTTAACAACGCGGGCACCATTGCCGATTCAAATGCTGTATAGTCAGTCGAAAAGTAGATGCCATCTATAACAAACAATCGCTCCTTAATAAACGTCGGTCTAAGTCGAACCGGTACAAATTTGACAAACCAGAGTAGTTTAAATAACCTACTCTCGATCTCATGTAACGCCGGTCCTATCTCGACTTTGATCGGGTCCTTCCGCGCATTGATTGCCCTGGGGAACTTGAATTCACCAGATAGGTCATCTACCATGTCCTCTGCCCAAGAGTCTAAGTCACCTGGTGACTCTATATAGTCGTCGTAAGTTTCACATTTAACGAACGAAGACGTGGCTGCATCTTTAACAACACCACTTGGGCACAGCACCAGTCGCAAAGACTGGGACACCTGCGGTGGCTCTACACACTCGCCAAGCTCTACGCGACGCCACGCTGGATACTTG